GGAATTAATGCAATTAATATCATATACTTACGGGCAAGACGCATGGCTTGAGTTTCAGGCCATTGAGCGCCGTGTGAGACAGCAGCAGCAAGATCAAGTCTATCGCCGCAAGGAACTGATCGAAGGCCTTCTAGAAGCTGCGCTTTGGACAGGCATCATCTTGGCGACGAGCGTCATTGCGGGCTTTGGTCTATACTTCTGGGGCCGCTATTTGGGGAGGTGGTAGAATGCTAGAGAAGATTATCTGGGCAGTTGCTGCTGCTGCAGTTGTGACAATCATCTACTTTTCTGGTGACGGGTTCTATCGTTACCCATGCCAAGACCCAGTCAATTGGTCTGCCTTGGAATGTCAGCCACCTATTTGCCTTCGCACGAGGAACTGTGCGACTGATCTAACGGGAGCCTCGCAATGAGCAAAAACGATCCTGACTATCTGGAAGCTAAGCTTCGCTACTTCATCGGCTGCTCGCTGGTGGTGATCTTGGCTGGCACCATCTTCACCATCCTCTACTCGCTGGTCTTCGTGACCCAGCCCTTGGGCGAAAGTTCCGAGAACGACCGCAAGTTCTTTGAACTGCTGACACCCATCGCCAGCTTCATCGTTGGCGCTCTCGGTGGCGTGATGGCAGCCGGAAACAACCGCAACAAGGGTGGCAATGACGAGCCGCCAGCACCACAGGAGTATCAAGAATGATCGGCAAGCTGGTTGGAATGATGATCGGCCGCAAAGCTAAGGCGAAAGTCGTTGACGCTGTGCTGGACAAGGTGAACCTGCCTGACCCGGTGGAGGACGCGATCAAGGTCGCTGCCACCGGCAACGTGGGTGACCTCCTCGGCGGTATGGGTAAGGGCATGGCGCAGAAAACTATGCTCGGCGGCCTGCTCAAGAAGGTGCCGATCAAGAGACCCAAGAAATGAGGTGGATCGTTGCCCTGCTCCTGTCAGCAACCCCTGCGTTTTCTACGCCCTACGAAATCACTAGGGTCATCGACGGCGATACGGTGGAGATTGCGGTGGATTTTCTCCCGTCGCCCCTCCCGCCCAAGCTGTCGATCCGCGTGATGGGCATCGACACGCCGGAGAAGGCACCGCGCGCTCAGTGTGATGCCGAGGCTGCTTTGGCAAAGAAGGCCAGCACCTTCACAAAGAACGCTGTCGCCAATGCTCTTGAGGTCGATGTCGTGATCTTGAAGTGGGACAAATACGGTGGCCGCGTTCTGGGCGAGGTTTATCTGGACCACCAGAGCCTCGCTGAAAGCTTGATCTCGGCGGGCTTGGCCCGTCCCTACAAAGGCGAGGCCAAGTCCTCGTGGTGCGAATAGGAGATTTTGAATGACCCTTCTAACCGTAGACCAGCTGCGCGCGATGATCCCCACCAATAAGGAAATCGAAGCTTGGTGCGAGGAGCTGAACAAGGCTTTGCCAAAGTACGGCATCACGACCGACAAGCGTATTGCCGCATTTGTCAGCCAGTGCGCCCACGAGAGCATGGACTTCAACGCACTCAAGGAGAACCTGAACTACCGGGAAGAAACCCTGCTCAAAGTCTTCCCCCGATACTTCGGCCCCGGCAAGCGCAACCCCGCAGAGTACGCCCGGAACCCCGAGAAGCTGGCCAACTATGTGTACATGGACGAAAACCGCACCAGCAAGCTTGGCAACACCCAGCCCGGTGACGGAGCCAAATTTATTGGACGCGGCCTGAAAGCCCTCACCGGCCGTGAAAATTACAGCCGCTTCGCCAAAGACTACGACATCACCCCGGAAGAAGCCGCAGAGTGGCTGGAGACTAAGGAAGGCGCACTAGCCTCGGCCCTCTGGTTCTGGAAAACCAAGAACCTCAACGAAGTTGCTGACGCAGAACCCGGCGATGTGGTACGGATCACCAAGATCATCAACGGCGGGAACATCGGGTTGGCTGATCGGCAGGCTCGCTATGCCCGCGCCATGGCCGCTATGGGTGGCAAGATCGCGGCCCCTGCACCGGCGGCCGCTGCAGCTGCAACCTCATCGAGCGGCACTTTGCGTCGTGGTTCCAAGGGTGATGAGGTCAAGAAGATGCAGGCCAAGCTAGGCCTTGCAGCCGATGGTGACTTTGGGCCGGGGACCGAGGCGGCCTTGAAAAAGTGGCAGGCTGCAAATGGATTGACTGCCGATGGAGTTGCTGGCCCTAAGACATTGGCTAAACTCCTCGGTTGATGTAATATCGCCCAAACTCGAGGGGTGCAGACGTGACCGGACTGACCTATAGCACATATGTGACGCAGATCGCCGAGATGGCGGTCGTCGATCCTGCCGACGTGAACTTCGTCACGATCCTCCCGGCAATGATCGATTACGCAGAGCTGCGCATCTATCGCGACCTCGACCTTATAAGCACGTCAACGGCTTTCACGTCGCCAACGATCCGGCTTAATTCGGGGAACCGGAACCTGTCATTCCCGATGACACTCCCGAACGGCTCCGGCAGCATCGTAGTGTCTGAGCAGATCAACATCATTGTCCCGGCAGGACAAACCGACCCCAACGGGGCGAATGCCTCGCGGGTCACGCTCCTGCCCACGACGAAAGAATACCTCGACGTTGTTTATGGCTCCAACGCGGCCGCGTCTCGGGGTCAACCGCAGTATTACACGGCGTTCAATGAGAACCTCTTCTTTGTGGGGCCGGTGCCGGACCAGACCTACTACGTTGAGGTGGTTGGAACTTATCGCCCCAACGAGATGTCGGCAGCAAACCCGGTGACGTTTATCAGTCAATACTTCCCCGATATGCTTATCATGGCGTCGATGGTCTACATCTCGGCGTATCAGCGAAACTTCGGCCGTCAGTCGGATGACCCACAGATGGCGCAATCGTACGAGAGCCAATACCAGACCCTCCTGCGCAGCGCTGGCGTTGAAGAGGCCCGCAAGAAGTACGAAGGCCCCGGTTGGACGTCGCAATCACCGTCGCCCATTGCATCTCCAACGCGAGGGTAACAGATGCCACACGCATCACTGAAGCTCATCCCCGGCGTCGATCAGAATAGGACGCCTGCGCTCAACGAAGCTGCGATTTCTGATAGTAACCTGATCCGGTTTGTGCCGGATCGGAATGGTCTTGGTTTACCACAGAAAATCGGTGGCTGGACGAGCTATCTGCCCAACCCAGTAGGGTATGAGATAAAAAAGCTTTGGCCTTGGGCTGACACAAATAATAACCTTTGGTTGGGGTTTGGTACTACTCACGCTCTCCATTCCTTTGATGGTACCGATATCAATAACGTGTCACCGCAGCAGTACCGCGCTGACCCCACAATGAGTTTCAACACGACGTCCGGGTCGAATGAGGTTGAAATCGACGATGTTGGGTCAAACATCACCAGCTTTGACAGCATCTTTCTGTCGACCCACGTCTCAATTGGTGGGATTGTGTTGTTTGGTTTCTATTCTTGCGAGGGTTCAACCGTCGACACATACTCGATTTTCTCTCAAAACGTGATCGGGTTGCCTGCCAACGCTACCAGCACAGTTGCTGCCGGTGGGGCCACGGCAAGCTTTGCGACGACGGCGGCCTCGCCAGCAGTTTCGGTGACCCTCGCAGATCACAATTTTTCTGTCGGTTCGACCTTTCCGGTTCTTGTCTCAACAACTGTTGGCGGCATAACTTTGTATGGCAATTACATCGTACGAAGCGTTACATCTAGCTCTGTTTTTGTCATCTATGCCGAAAACGAAGCAGCATCTAACGACACTGTTTCAATGAACGGGGGTCGGCCCGACATCACATATTACGTTGGTCAGTCAACCCTGCCCCTGTCAATCGGATACGGCTTGGGCTTTTATGGTGCTGGTGGCTACGGTTCTGGTGTTACGGGCGCAGGATCAAGAGCTTTTAGCATAGTAAACGCAAGCTCGACCCTTGTAGGAAGTCGTTATTTCAACGTCGTAAGTTTCAATGGTAGGTATGAAGTTCCCTTCACCTCTCAGATTACTATTTCTGGCATGGTACCAACCGCATGGAACGGGGCATGGACCGTTTCACTTCGTACTGTTGGGAGCACGTCGACTATAACCTTCTTCACAACTTTCCCACTGGGTTCACCAAGCGTCCTTGGCACAATGACGGTCAGCCGGTTTGGTTTTGAACAAACTACAGATTGGTCGCTCGACAATTGGGGTGAACTCCTTATTGCAAACCCGCTAGACAGCGAAATTTACTATTGGAACCCAACAGACGGCAGCCAGTCCGCCGTGGTTGTTCCCAACGCCCCAGCAGTAAACGAGGGCTGCTTTGTGGCCATGCCGCAAAGACAGATTATCGCTTACGGCAGCACGTTTTCGGCCATCAAAGACCCGCTACTGATACGCTGGTGCGATGTTGGTAACTTTACAAGCTGGGTCGGCACCGTAACCAATCAGGCGGGGTCATTCCGTATCCCCAAGGGGTCTCGCATTGTTTCTGGTATACAAGGCCCGCAACAAGGCATCATTTGGACCGACCTTAGTGTGTGGTCAATGCAATACATCG